CCTCGCATCGCTCTATACTAATAACTTTGTAAGGAAAGAATTCTTCGATCTCTGCTCTAATACGGTGAATGCACTCAAAGAGTTTATTCCAATCCATATCAGAAGCATCACGACCTTTTTTACGATTAGCTTTGTAGTAGGGGAAGTAGTCTCGTCTCCAAACGTTTGGGTTATCACAGCAGAGTACGATCTCGCCGTATTCTTTGTGAAACTTTTTACGATTGAAACGAACTGAGTTTAAGAACATATGACGAAGTAGGTTTTCGTCGGGTTCAACGTTGTGATGATTGCCAATACTCGCGAAGAGAGATGCCATCATTACTTGATTGTAGTCTAGTAATATCATAATTTATCCATTAATTTAATTTGTAGAGTATATTATATCACAAATCTTCGTCTTTGTCAACCCCTAATTCATCTAATAATGTACTTTTAAGCCCACCAGTCGTTGTTCCATCTTCATCTGTCTCAAGTATAGCCACATTTTTTAGTGCAAATTCTTGTAAAGGATGAGATGCGCCTAGAGTTTGTAGGTGTAAAGCTTTGATCGCTTCAAAGATCAATATCATATTTGGAAAATACTTATTGATGTCTTCGTCAAAATCACAGTTTGCTCTAGCCATTTCTGATAGAACGTTTTCCCATATGATCTCAGCTAAGTCATTAGCATAAGATTCCTTATACATTTGAAGATTCTCTTTTACTTCTTCAGCCGTCCTTGGCGCATCTGAAATAAATCTTGGGAAATTAATTACGTTACTTGGTTTCTCTTTGTCCACTAGTAATATTCCTTAAAAGTGTGTTCCACATAACTTGGAACGATTGTATGTTGTTTCTTGCTAAGTTAAAGCGATCGCTATAAGTAAACCCATTGAAGTATGCAGGATTTTGTTGTATTTGCTGCAACAATGAACGTGCTACTGAAAAAGCGTAATTGGCATGGTCTTGAGTATTTTCTGTCCAATCATACATGATCGTAGCATTCTGTGCGGTTTCAGGAAGTGCACCATAGTTTGGATGGATACAAATAACCTGACTCTTAATAGCTTCAATCAAAGCAATACATGATGTCTCTTTCCAAATGTTTGGATATAGGAATATATGAGACTTGTCTAAAGCTTCTAAAACTTCTTCGTTACTCTTAGCACCGTGATAGGTCATATTCGGATGAGCTTCAATAGTCTTAAATAATCCTGAGTAAGCTTCGTCACGTTGAGGCCAACCATAAATGTCAAAACTTGAATAGACATCTAAATGAATATTATCAAATTGTTTTGCTAGAGCATCAAAGATTGGTACTAAAAGTTCTAATCCACGGTGGGGAGTAGTATGATAAATGAAACGTACTGTTTCCATATCTTTTTCTTTCGGCTTATATTCTGTTTCTACTGCGTTATGAATCACACTACATTTTGAATATGGAATACCATATCTTACAATATACTGATCTCTTTGCCATGCAGATACAAATACAAACCAATCAAACAAACTCCAACCACCATCTCTAAGAATCTTATTCTCTGGATCTTCTGCCAAATCGTGGCACCATAAGATGTTTGGTACATCTTCATATAGTTCACGAGGTCGTGATAAATGAATAGCAGCCTTTTTTAAAAGCTCTGGATCAACTAAATCAACAAGACGAGCTCGCATCTGTTCAGTACCACCATTACTATTAGTGGATTGTTCTGAATTTATTACTTCACCTTTATACACGCAGCTCATGATTACCCTCAGTTTGTTTGATATTAATTCTTAATTTTAATGTATCTGCATAATCGTGCAGAGTACTTATTGTTGTGTGGATATGTCCAGTTGCTTGAGGTCTTATTTGTTTTTCAAGATCTTCAATAACAATATTCACGGCTTGTAGCATTTCTAAATCATTCATAATTTGCTTCTCCTAAAATCTCATCAAGTGTTTTCTTTGATCCCTTCTTTTCCCACCAGTCTTGTAGGAATTCAAATGAATAGATCGCTGAATCTGCTTGAGCGTTATAATAATATATATTCTTCGAACGAAAGTCTGTAACGTTCTGGTTAAAAAGTGGGAAGGTATAGACTTTACCAAATCCATGAAGTACATTATTCTCGAACGAGGGTGGTGCACCTAATGGCATTCTATAATGAATAGCACCTTCCTTGGCTTCATCAAAATAGTAATCAATAATCTTTTTAGCATATTCTCTTTTGAGAGCATAACATTGTAAGCCATGATCCCAGAGTTTACGACGACGGATATTCATTGGTGGATATTCAATACCGTTTTCGTAAGGATATTCAAACACATTACATAAATGCAATGCTCCCCAATCGTCTTTAACACTTTCAATAAATTCAGATAGAGTAAAGTTCCAATGTTTTACTGGTTCAAAGTCAACATCATCTTCAAAGAATAATCCATATTCTTCTTGTGTATTTTCGTACCACCATTTAATAGTAAGTAGATGTGATGATGTAACACCCCTAGTCATTTGCTTGAGCAGACCTGGGTCGCCAACAAACTCTATGGAATCTTTATTGTATCGTTCGTAAATGTGAAAGTAATAATTAGAGCAACCGAGCTTGTTGAACTCGGCTTCTGTATATGATTTACGATCTGGGCAATCGGCTAGATTGATTACGTTAGGTTGTGGTATCTGATTCAGTTTCTTCAATGTTATAATCTTCTTTCAATTCATTGTAAATATCAGTTAGAGTGTCTCTAAAGTTTCTTACTGAACCATTATTGTGTACTCTATAAGTCTTAATGTCAAGCTCTTCCTTGAGTACATAAGCTTTATCAATTTTTGTTTCAAATCCGATAGTGACTTCTTTTAATAAGTTACCATTAAAATATTTTCTTGAGTCTGATGAATAGTCGTGGCCTTCACGAGTAAGTTGTACTATAACAATGTTTTCTGCACCGACTCTTTCAATAAGTGGCTCAAGTTCTTCTACAAACCCACCATCAGCGATCGCATAGTTGTGACCATTGATGATCTCTTCTGCAACCATTTTACCAAAGTAATCTAATCCTTGTTTTGGCTTAATAATATCTTCAGATACATGTATCATAGCTTCTCTACGAGACATACAGTTAAGAGCAATTTCTTGTTTCTCTTTTAAGTTTCTGTTATTATAGCCTTCCATAAACCATCGTTCGTCTACATCGAAATGGTTGATCGTTTCTTTAAAGAGTTGGTACTTAAACGATAAATTACCAAATCCAAAGTTTTCTTTGTATAAGCTAGCTGCTTCATCCTTACCTGAAGCTGGTGGTCCGTTAAATATTACTATCATCTTTATTTCCGTTTATATGTGCAAATTTTGCTATATAGTAAGCGTCTACTATATCTGATATTGGATTGTATCCCTTTATTATATCAAGTTTTTGGCGAATGTCAACCCCTGTTTCTTTATGGAATGATTCTATCATTAAATCTTTATTCGCGTTACCTTTACCTGAAGCAAACTTTTTAATTTCTGATGGAGCTGGGACTGTGTAAGGTATATCATGTTCGTATAACTTAAACTTTAAGAGTCCACAGTTTTCTGCAATTTGGAAGACTCTTCCAACCGCACCAAATGCATATCCTTCAATAGCAACTCTACTGCATCCGGCGGCAGATATCCGCTGTATACTCCACTCGGCCAGATTATTGAAGCGTTCACAGTCTTCGCTCCACTGAGGATATACTGTGCAAAAATAGTTAGGTGCTTCTGTAATCTTTTTCTCATTTCCTACCATGTAATAAAATTTGCAATTTGAATAATCCCACTCTTCACCTGAATGTATACAAATTGCAGGGCTTGTTAAACTGTAATCTATGCCTGCAACGACCATAATAAACTCTCCATTAAAGGATTATTTATATTAGTCTGCACGATAAAATATGTGAGATCCTATTGTTCCCACTTGTTGTAATGATGGAGCCCAATATGGATCAACAAACGTAGTGTGATAATGAGTAGCGCCTTCAGTTATACCACGAAACTTTTCGTTATTAAAGATCTTATAGGCGATCGCTACGCTATCTTCCCATGCATCTCTTTCCGTAGCATTATCAGACTTACCATCACAATACCAACTGAACTGACATTTATTCCTTTTAGGAACTGGTATTCCAGTCTTCCAATGAGGCTTATGCTGCCCTTGGTAAACAACTCCACATACTGTTTGTGGATATCTATCATCACGAACACGGTTCAATACAACATCAGCAACAGCAAATTTACCTGCTAGGTTCTCTGACCTTGCTTCGTGATAAACATTAAGTGCTAAACATTGAAGCTCAGTATCTTGGAATGGGATCATCGGCCCAACGTAATCTTCAAATGTGCTTCCTTTCATTTCAGCACTAAACAACATAAGAAATCCAAATGCAGCTGCCATCCATAGCGGTAAAAAGTTCTTATCAAAATTACTCATTTTCATTAGTCTTCTCTCTCACCAAATCCATAATCAATAACGACTGGGAATCTTGGTATTCCATCGGGTGTCTCATTAAAGTATCTGAGTGTAGCCCAATTTGGCATATCGCCATCAGCCCATAGTTTACTTAGTACTTCTTGTTTACCTCTTACTCCTGCTCCAAAGTTTGTTCCATCAGGTTTACGTAATACAAAATGTTTTACGTGTCCCGACCAATTACCTTTACCTTCTAACATTGACACGACATCAAATTCATCGGTAAGAAATTCTTTACGCTTTAAAAGATATTTACTTCTTTTGTTTTCGTATGATTTATCATGTCGTACCATTTGGCCTTCGTAGCCGTCTTCAGTCCATTTTGAATATAGTTCATCAAGAGAATCTTGTGTATGTGTTAACACTGTATCGACTGTTTTGATTGTTGTCATTTTAGAAAGTTTTCCGCATAGCTTAAAGAATCTTTCTGAGAATATTAAATCTCCATTAGAAGAGTCGTACATATCATAAACATGGTACTCTACTAATTTTGCAGCCTCTAAAGTATCAGCCTCTGTAGTTTTTTGTTTACGAACAAGAGATGTAATTTTATTGAAATCATCTTTAAGAGCATGGTTGTATAGCTCACCATCAAATATGTACTCTGGATTCTTATCAAAGAGTGGTTTAATCTCTTCCCATATATGAGGGCAACTTGTGATTGGCTTATTTGCTCTTGTCCAAAGTCCATCTTTGTTAGCAATACAACGAATACCATCAAGCTTTGGTTGAGCAATTACTGGGAACATATCTTCGTCTTGCTTATAACCACCAGCTAGCATTGGTTTAAATGCAGTATAAGAATCAATGTCTTTGATATCTTTAAAATATTCTTTTTCAATTCTACGATCAAAGAGACTCATTGCTTCAGATATTGCTTGAGTATGAGCAGTAGTTGCGTTGGAACGTCCAACATTTTTTGCTTTACTTTCGTTCCAGCCTGATGTAACTTTCTTTCCGTCTTGTAATCCTGCAATACTTCTAACAGCTGCAACGTCATCAGAGTCCCAACCATATTGAATAGTGAGTTGTCTGACTTTACCTTTTGTATCTCTTTTATAAAGAGTCGGTAATGATGATATATTTTTCATAGGCTTTTCCATAATTTAATAGTATATTATAACACATTTAAATTGATTTGTCAACATATATTTTTCTTTAAGTACTCAACCTTCATCTTTCTCATCTTTTAAATGTGGATATCTTGTGTAAACCGGATGGGCGTATTTTTCTATAGGATCTATAGGATCACGTGTGTCACCTTCAAGCCCTAGATCTTTATCGTCTTTTTTACCAAAGATCTTATCCCAATTATCTGAGTATGCTTTATCATCTCGATTTGTTCTTCGGCCTGAGCCTTTACCACCGTGCCACTTACTCATAGTGTTCCCAACTGGCTCATTGCAACATGGATTCTATCAACGTCTGGATCAGTGAGATGCCCATAGATACCAACGTCGCCTGACCACGAATATTCACTCATAAAGTCAAGTGGTGGTTCTACAAAGTCCTGAGTTGCTCTATCCATAAAGGCTACTTCCCATAAACCTGCTCTGTGTCCATACGAACCTGTAAATTGTACAACTGACATGATATAATCATCATAATCAAATTGCATTCTAACACCGTCATGCCACGGTTGTCTCTCTGGCCATTTCATTTATTATTTACCTATATGCTGTACATCTGTACGTGGAATTACTTGATAAGCACCTTTGTTATATGCAGGTGCCACTGTAAAGTTTTTACTTTCTTCTGCCTTCCAACTATTGTCAATAGCTTTAGTTGGTTTTGTCATTGCAGCTGATGGATATTTATCGCTATTATCTTGACGACGATAAGTCTCTTTAGCCTCGTAAGGTTGGAAAGTAGTTTTAAGTTTGATTTTACCAAAGCAGTAGTCAAGGTAGTCTGAGAAATTATCGTATCTCAGATCGTGCATACCTTTCTGCTTCATAAATTTGTTGTGTTTACGCCACTCTAATTCAAGCTCTTTTAGACGAGCTTTGTTGATTTTAGATACGTATCGTTTGCTTTGGATTGTAGATAATCCTCGTGCTAACGCCATAAAAACTCCATAATAAAAAAGGTGGTTGGTGGTCGCTTCTTTGGCGTTCCGTTCCTACTCAGTATGGTACTCTCCGTGGAGACGTATCGGTAGTAAGGGTGTTGCTCCCGAAGGCAGTATATCCGTCGTGGGTCTTAAATGGTAGAGCTATTAACTCCGTGATTCCATCTCGCCGTCATGGTTTTACCCACCAACCTATAAAACTATTATATCACATTGGAAAGGGTTTGTCAACCCTTTTGTTCATTTTATTTGTAAACTCTTTGGCCTCTAGCATTAGTTGATCTCATTGAAGCTCTCACTTCTTTAAGATGTCTCTTACGTGCTTCAGCTACTTTGCGCTTTCTCTTTGATGTTGGTTTTTCGTAAAACTCACGTTCTCTTATCTCTTTTACGATCCCAGCTTTTTCACACTGTTTTCTAAATTTTCTAAGAGCGATATCAAAGGGCATATCTCTTTGTGGTCTTTTATCTTTAGGGTGTCTAGGCCCTGGCGTTAAATCAACAGTTCTACCGTTGATCGGTTTGTTTTTATTAAAGTTTCTCATAGGTATTATTATATCAAATAAAAAGGGCTTTGTCAACCCTTTTGTTCATTTTATTTCTTTTCTTTTAATTGGTACGCCGTGATCGGTATAGCCAATAATTTCTTCTCCATCACGAAGATAAGGCGAAAAGACGAAGACAGATAGTCCTAATAGAATAGTGACGATCAGGATGGTAGTAGTGAGTGGTTTCATAATGTAAAAATATTTTGGGGGGATGGATGTTGTTAACGTAATTCGTTAAGTAATGTAGAATTGTTAATCGTGATCCTATCCCTACCCCGAGTTTTCTAACCCCTATTGTTTTAAACTTAAAAGGCGACTGACTGGCCTAGGACTTACATCGTACTCGTTAATATCAGTATTCCAAGCAGGGGTAGCAATTAAGCCTCCTGAATTTCCTAAAGATAAAGGATCCTGAACCGCTAAGTTCTTGTGTCGCTATAAGGCGCAAACCTAATAGCCTATCCCTTTCCGACTGCGGGGTTTCTCTCCCACTATGGTATCAAGCGTTTCCTCATACCCTGGCTCGTCTCAGTCTATATTGATTCGTTCTATCCCACCATATTATCCCATTTCCTGGGCGGTCTTCCTCAAGCTACCGTATGGGGTGTCCACCTTTAATCTTGCCTCTGAACGATCGATAAAGTCGTCATCTTGTGCAAACTGTCTCCTCGGTATGTAGAACCGCGAGTTCTACTTTCTCTTACCGACGGGGGTGTTTCCCTCAATATATGTATATTATATCACAGTTAAGGGCCCTTGTCAACCCCTAAAGTGAAAATAATTGACTTATTTTCAATCAGCGATCGCAGGAATTTCAACGTTTCTTCGAATCAATTCGTTGCGTATCTTTTGCCTAAGTTTTGGAGAAGTACCACGTCTTGAAAATGTTTCAAGTAATTCCTTTAACGCAGTTGCGTTCATATGAAATCTATGAGTGGTTTTCTTTCCTGTAGCCTTATCTCTAACTACTTGATTTTCTTTGAATTTGATTGGCATAATATACTCCTTTAGCTTTGCTTTCTTGCTTTATCAGTTTGACCATCTTTCGGTCTACCATTTCGTGCCATTTCTGACCTGTAACCGTTGATGATACGATCAAAGCGATAAGAGGCAACTAATGGAGATTTACGAATTGCTTTTTTAACTGCTTGCAATTCTAACTCACGTTCGTCACTCTGCTTACCGCGCTGCATTTCTTTATGGACTATCTCAAATAATTGATATAGTTTAGACTCTGATAAACCTTCCAATAATTGGAATGCTTCCTTGTCGTAATTCCGGTTTCCTCTAGTATTTTTCATGATGTATTTTTTCCTCGATTAACTATATTTGCCAGTCTTCCATAATTTGTCATACGCTTTCTGATCTACAACACCTTCTTTTAAGAGCTTAGCTCTATTCACTAAGTGTCGTTCTAATAACTCTTCTTTACTACCACCGTAGTAATCTACTGCATGACCTTCATCAATTAAAACTTGAGTCAGTGGTCTCCATGCATCTTTACTAGCATCGTATACATCAAAGTCTCCAAGGATACGGCCAAACTTACCTTTCATATCCTCACCATCTCTGGCGACTTGTGTCTTCAACACTGAACTTTTGCCAAGGAGTTCTTTAACTCTTTGTTTTGCAGCTAAGCCGAATAACTTTTCGACCTTATTTTTTGTTCTACTCTCTGGTGTATCGATGCCCATTATACGTACTCGTTCTTTTAGCATCCATATTCCAAACCCTAAGTCAATGTCAACATCTACTGTATCACCATCAACCACTCTAATTAATTTTGATTTATATTCATACATTACAGAATCTCCTTTGTTAAGGATTATTTATAATTCTGCTATAAGAGTATAAATGCTGGCTCCAATAACTAATATCCAGAGTGCATATCCAATATAGACTATACCTCTAATGCTCCACTCTTCCAGCTTATCCAGGAACCCCATATCTTTGACCTCTTAAATAACTCAGTAAGTTTTTATAATCGCCGATGTATTCACCATCAACAATTACATGTGGTAATTTCTTCATATCAACTTTAGCTTCAACACATTCCTTATAGTATTGACCAATGCTAAAATCGTAGTATTCGTAAGGTACTCCAAACTCTTTACATTTGTTCTGAGCACTCTTACAGATGCCGCATGACGCAACACCATATATTTTAATCACTTGTCTGGTTTTACAGGAACTAACCAACTATTGATAAACTTCAACTTGCGTTCTGTTTCCCACTCTTTAACGAGTTCAGGATTATCTCTATCAAAACGTTTAAGTACAGCTTCTTCGTCAAGCACTTCGGTATCAACGATTTGTTCTCCTAACCATTTCTGTGAGAACTCAGTCGCCTGTTCAGTGGTAATACAATCCATTGCCCACTCTTGTGCGAGCTGATCGTTTAGTTTTACCTCTGTGTTTAGATCTTGCAGACCATCCATCGGAATCACATATGTCTGTCTAAACGTCGACACACATTCCACTTTAACATATTTTTTCATAACGAAACTCCATAACTTTAAATAAACATCAATGCAATAATAAATCCAATATTAAATCCTAGAGAACAAACAAACAGAAAGTCTTTAGTAAAACTCTTCTGTTCAAACTCTACTATATTAATCTTGTTCCATACTCCATGTCTTTGATACTTTTCGAGCTAACTCTATTTCTGAATCTTCCGATCCAACTACCCCGTTAGTATAAGGTGTTTTTCTTTCTTCAACAAGAGTCCTGCTACTCACTGGTGAGCCCATTTCTCTTGCATAGACCGTTTTCCCTTTATCGGGACTCTCATAGATTTTTGGCATTATTCCCAAATCTCCTTGTTGAATAAATCGTTTTGCAATGGCTTAGGAAAAGTACTTTCCTCATAACCTTCACTTGCAAGTTGTTTCTCGTAAAAAGCTTTTAAAGGCTTATACGCTCTTTCTATCTGAACAGCAAGTACTCCACCTGATTGAATTACCCAATCCACTTCATTTGCGAGTTGCCTGGATAATCTAATCTCTTCTGTAGTACCTCTATTTAGAACTTCAAAATCACTCATCATATATCTCTCCTGTAACTGGTTTATATATTATAACACAGTTTTGGGTGTTTGTCAACCTATTTTTAAAAAATAGTTAATTAAAAAGAAGGCTAATAACATCGAACCAAATACTACCGCTTGCAATACAGCAGCGTAAGTTATTTGTTTCATTGGATGCACATCAGTTAGCTTCTCTATAACAGATTCATTAGGTGATAGATTTACTACCTGTAAAATCTTTTCTTCAGTTGTTTTCATAATTTAATCCTTTAAATTTGCAAGAAGTTCTTCAACCTCTGGAAACTCATCCATACAATCGACTATAACATCAATCTCGTCTAAGCGATCAAGCTCTTCTGCTAGATTGGCAAGATAATGCTCGTGATGTAACCTACGAACAAAAGCGTTAATTTTTAACCAACGATGATAATCGTGTTCTGAATATTCGTCACTCATTACTTAAATAATCCTATTTTCTCCCCAGCCGCTTTACGTCTGTCATATTCTTCAGGTGTGGAAGGATATCTCCAGCCCCAAGCTGCACCGAGTGCCATGAATGTACCTGAATAAGCTACTGCTTTCCAGTTCCCTGTTGTTACAATCATTAAGATTAAAGCGAATGCCATAAATCCTAACATCATGTATTTTGCTTTCTGTGGGAATACTTTTTTGGTTTCCCAGTTTGTTAAGAATGGTCCAAACAATTTGTGGTTGTATAACCAGTTGTGCATTCTATCAGAACTTTTAGCAAAACAATATGCTGCAAATACTGCTGGAATACTGAAAGGAATACCTGGTAGGATAACTCCTACGTAAGCAACTCCTAAACTTAAAAATCCTAATCCGCCCCATGCTAACTTTTTCATGTTCATGATATTACTGCCCTGATATAATCGGAATGGACTATGACAGCGTCTTGTCCTTTAATTCTGACTGGCATTGATTTATCCCATTGGAGATATACCGTATCGCCTTGTTCGAGCCAAGTTACTTCTGGCCCTTTAGCAATTACCACACCAGGTTCTGATGCTGTTGCTTTAACTTCAGATGATAATATAATACCACCCTCTGATTTTGCTTCTTTTGGTGCAGCTGCTACTAACACATTGTCACCTATCATTTTGATACTCATATTTTTCGTCTCGTTATCGCAGAGAATAGTCCGCCTGTGCTTTCACTACGTTGTTCTTCAATTTCCATATTCATTACTTGTTTCTCATCAATAAGAGGTTTAGCGGGTTTCTCTCGTTCACGTTTAAATGCTGCTGTACTCACAATTAAGAGCATAATAGCAAGAGGATCAAATACAAATATGATTGTTAATATAATCCAACGAACTGCATTATCATAATAAGATTCTGCGTCGTCACCATATATCATGTCCGCTATATATTTGACAGGCCCAAGTTCTGCTTCTTGGTCTAATTGCTGTCTTAATATTGGCATCTTCTTTTCGTTCAATTCTACGATATCGTCTACTAATAAATCAATACTAGCATTAATTTCGTTACGTTCTGTTGTCTGTACTTTATTAACATAGTTACGATCTTTCGGTTGACTTGTCTGTAAGACATAATCTAAACTCTCTAATCGTCCTGTGAGATTATCTAATTGTAATTGCTTACCATCTAATCTCTTATCTAAAATACTTGCTTCAAGGCTAAAACTATCACCAGTTACTGCAGCATCAATATGTGCTTTACTGAGATAACCAAATATTCCCATACTCGTTATAAGCATGAGAATAATAACTGCACCAGTAAAATAAGCACGTACTAAATTATTAATACGATCCCATTCGTAGTGTAGCCAAGCAGCTGAAACGATTTTACCAAATTCAAGTACAGTTGCCATAAAGGCGATACTCAAAGCAGCACCACTAAAGATTGTCATTAAACCGACAATACTAAAGTAGGCAGCTGTTGTTGCCAGTGTAAGTGATGTGAATAAAGTTAACCATTTCATAATAATTATTTAGGCAAATTTAAATATTTTCAAACGTGTCAAGCAAAGCTTCGACTAACTCATACATCATTGTAGTTGTATGAATGGGGGTGGGTGTAATTCTTAGACGTTCTGTACCTTTATCAACAGTCGGATAATTAATTGGCTGAATATAGATACCGTGTTCGTTTAACAGATAATCGGACATCGCTTTACAGCGTTTAGAATCTCCAACCATTACGGGAATGATATGAGTACAAGCTTCTGGATGTATTTCTAAACCAGCTTCAATTATCATATCTTTAATAATTTGACTATTACGTTGGTGCTTCTCTCTAATCTCATTATGGTCTTGCAAGTATCGTATAGATGCAATACTACCTGCGCACATTACAGGACTTAAGGACGTTGTAAAAATGAATCCACTAGCGACTGAACGTATAGCATCGAGAACAATATCGTTCCCAGCAATATAACCACCGTGACCACCAAAAGCTTTTCCCAACGTTCCATTTATAATATCCACCCTGTCTGATAATCCTAATTTTTCACAGTAACCTGCACCAGTATCTCCATATAAACCAACTGCATGAACTTCATCAATATAAGTTATTGCACCATACTGATCTGCTAAATCGCAAATCTCTTCAATAGGAGCAACATCTCCATCCATACTATAAACACTTTCAAATACAATACATGGTACATAACCAGCTTCAACAGTAACTTGTAAACATTCCTCTAACGATTCCATATTGTTATGCTGAAAGATATGTTTAGGAGCACGAGAGTGGTTTATCCCAACAATCAATGAAGCGTGATTCTTATTATCAGAAACAAAACATATTTTTGGAATAATACGTGATAGAGCGATCATGCTCCATTCGTTTGCAACATAAGCTGAAGTAAACAAAAGACCAGCTGGTTTAGAATGCAAATCAGCTAATACTTTTTCTAACGTAACATGATAGTGAGAGGTGCCACCAATATTACGTGTTCCTCCACTACCACTTCCTGTCTTTTCTAAAGCAGTAGACATCGCATCAATCACATATTGATTTTGACCCATACCTAGATAATCGTTGGAGCACCAACTAATTATTGTTTTTGGACTATATTTAGAATACCATGTAGCACGAGGAAACTTACCGCGCTCTCTAACTATATCGTTAAAGACACGATAGTTTCCATCGTCCTTAAGTTGATCTAAAACATTTTGAAATGGTACTATATCAATCATTATTTGTTACTCAATTAACTTGCGTAGGCGTTATCCCAATCTCCTTGTAAACCAGCAACCTCATATTCGGTTACACGATTTTCAAAGAAGTTTGTGTGATCTGCACCATTTAATACCCATTCCAACCAAGGAAGTGGATTCTCTTTTACTTTAAAGTTAGGTTTCATACCAAGCTGTAGTAAGCGTCTGTCTGTAATATAACGAATATATTGCTTGACTTCAGCTTTATCTAAACCTTCTACTGATCCCATCTCATATGCAAGATCAATGAACTTATCTTCGAGATCTACAATATCCTTTGACATTTCGTAGATTTCTTTTTTGAACTCATCATCTACAACACGACTATGTTCTTTAATAAACGCTTTAAAGAGTTTTGAGTTACCTTCGACGTGGATGCTTTCGTCTCTGATACTCCACTCTACAACTTTACCCATACCTTTCATCTTACCGAAACGTTGGAAGTTTAATAGCATTACGAAAGATGCAAAGAGTGCAACTCCTTCGTTGAATACTGATTTAGCTAATGACAGACCAAGACCTCTTAAAGTATTGGTGTCAGCTTTTCTCATGTAGTCAATCTTATCGGCCATTTCTGAATACTCTAGAAACGCGTGGTACTCACTATCAGGTAGTCCAAGGGTTTCATTCAGTAAGGCATAAGCTCTCTGGTGGATACCCTCACGAGCTGCAAATGACCCTAGCATATTTCTGATTTCGTTATTCTTAAACTTAGGAATAAACTGATCAAAGTAGTTTTGACCAACTGCAACATCTGATTGAGTAAACAATCTTAAGATATTTGTTACATAATCTTTTTCTACTGCTGTCATCTTACCCATTTTCCAATCAGCTACATCTTCTGATAAGTCAAGCTCATCTTCAATCCAATGCGCCTTTTCGTGTCTTGTTGTAATCTCAACAGCCCATGGATAATGGAAAGGCTTATATGTTTCTGAGAACTCTAATAATCCACCTTGCTTCTTAACAAGTGTATCGGCGATCGCCATAAGATCATTATAAGTTCCAATGTGTTTATCATCAATAAAAATTTGAGGTACTGACCTGACTTCTTTACCATTTGATAATCTTTGATAAAACGCTAAACGCTGCTCTTCGTCGTCTAGTACTATCTTTGTATATGATATCCCTCTTTGTTTAAACCATGCTTTGGCTTTCTCACAGAAGGGACAGTTTGTTTTTGTGTATATTGTTACATCCATTTTACTTCTATCCTTCGCATGCAGCGCATTCATCTTGTTGATCCTCTTGATTCGGTGAACTAAATTGTACTGCTTGTGGGTTAATAATATCATCTAATTTTTCACGTTCGACTTTTTGCGTAACGTTTTCAGCTTTGTTAGATGTTTCTGTTCTTAAATAATATAAACCCTTTGTTCCTTGTTTCCAGGCTTCATAATGCACCTTGTGTAGGTAGGCCTTATCAGCGTTTGCAGGAAAGAATATATTCAAAGACTGACCTTGGCACAAGTGCTTCTGTCTCTGTCCTGCTAATCTAATAAGTGACAACTGATCCAACTCAATAGCTGTCTTAAACACGTCTTTTGTATGGCTGTCTAGAAAATCTAAATGTTGAACACTACCACCATTAGTAATGATCATGCTCCATACTTCATCTGTGTTTTTACCAATTTTATCCAGTTCTCTTTCGAGATACGGGTTTTTATTTAGGTGACTACCGACCCTAGTACGTGAAGTAAATGCATTTGCTTTCCAAGGTTCAATACTTGGTGACGTACTTACTATCATTGAACTATTTGCGTTTGGAGCGATCGCTAACATGTGCGCGTTTCGTCTTCCAGTGCCTTTCATATCAGGTGCTTCACCTCTTTGTTTACCCATTTTTTCAGATGCTTCTATTGACTTGATTTTCATTTCAGAAAAGATTTCTTCATTTAAATCAGCAGCCTCTTGGCTATCAAATGCAACCATATGTTTTTGTAGGTAAGAGTGGAAGCCCATAGCTCCGAGACCTAATGATCTCTCTTGTTGTGCAGAGTAACGAGCTTTTGAGATCTCATCACCTGCGTTATCAATAAAGAATTGCAAGACGTTGTCTAAGAATACAATAAGGTCTTTTACCATATTAGTATCTTTCCATTCGTCATACTTTTCTACATTGACTGAAGATAAACAACAGACTGCTGTTCGCTCTTCGTTTGTTACTAAATGTATTTCGTTACATAAATTTGAACCTCTAATACTTAAACCTAAATCCTTTTGAGATTGTGGTAGAGCAGCATTAGCTGTGTCGATAAAGTTCATGTATGGCTCACCAGTACGATATCTTGTTTCGAGTATTAGTTCCCATA